ACGTATGAGCGACTACAGCGGCCAGATCACAACGCCAGCGCAGCCGAATCTCGGCAACCCTGGTGAGGTGTATGACCGCCTGTTCTTCAGCCAGACATTCAGCAACATCGGGAACTACGCCACCCGCGTCACAAACGCTCTGGGAGCGTTATTCGGACCGCGTGGAGGCAAGTACCTCAACGCGCCATATGGAGCGTTCCAGGACTCCACAGACCAGGTCGCGGCTAACACCACAACGGCATACGCCGTCACCTTTGACACCACCGACTTCAGCAACGGCGTCACTCTCTCAAACTCATCCAGGCTGAACGTATCGCAGTCGGGTATATACAACGTCCAGTTTTCCATCCAGTTTACGAACACGACAAATTCATCCCAAGACGTTGACGTTTGGTTTAGAAAGAATGGAACCAATATTGATAAGTCGAACTCAAGGTTTGGGTTTGCACCCAGAAAAGGCGCCAACGATCCGTTTCACACAATTGCAGCAATAAACTATTTTGTAAGCCTTAACGCAAACGACTATGTGGAAATTATGTGGCGGACTACTGATGTCGGCGTGACGATTGAGCAGTATCCGGCAGGCACTTCTCCAACCAGGCCAGCAGTACCGTCTGCCATCGTTACACTGTCGTTTGTCTCCAACCTATCGGTGTAATCATGGCACTCATCCCCTTAAAAATCCCACCAGGCGTTTACCGCAACGGTACAGAGTACCAGGCAATGGGCCGCTGGTACGACTCCAACCTGGTTCGCTGGTTTGAGAACACTTTGCGCCCCATTGGCGGGTGGCGGGTGAAGTCCACGTCTGCTATGACCGGCATATGCCGAGGCATCATTGCTTGGCGTGACAACAGCGCAGCACGTTTTGCGGCTATGGGGACTCAATCCAAGCTGTACGCGATGAATGCTCTAGGAGTGGTCAAGGACATTACCCCGACAGGTTTCACGGCTGGTTCTGCTAACGCCACTGGCACTACAGGCTACGGGTACTGGACATATGGGAGCCTGTCTTATGGCACTGCGCGACCTGACACCGGATCAGTACCGGCCACCACCTGGAGCCTGGACACCTGGGGCGAGTACCTGGTGGCGTGCAGCAGCACAGACGGCAAGCTGTACGAGTGGCAGCTAGGGTTCACGACACCAACCCTTGCGGCTGTCATTACCAACGCACCTACAAGCTGCGCAGCTTTGCTGGTCACCAACGAGCGCATCATGTTCGCTCTGGGCGCGTCGGGTAACCCGCGCCTGGTGAAGTGGTGCGATCAGGAGAACAATACTGTCTGGACGGCTGCAGCCAATAACCAAGCTGGTGACTTTGAACTGGCAACGCCAGGGTCTCTGAGGTGCGGCAAGCGCGTGCGAGGCGTCAACCTCCTATTGACAGACGTTGACGCGCACGTCGCTAACTACATCGGCCTGCCATTCGTCTACAGTTTTGAGAAGGTGGGCAGCGGGTGCGGCGTCATCTCCTCGCAGGCGGTGGCGGCCATCGACACATCCGCAATGTGGATGAGTCAGTCGGGGTTCTGGTCCTATGACGGATTCGTCAAACCAATGCAGTGCGATGTCGGGGACTACGTCTTCAACAATATCAACTACGCCCAGGCATCCAAGGTCTACGCCGTCCATAACTCCACATATGGCGAGGTGACCTGGTTCTACCCGTCGTTGTCATCAAATGAGAATGATTCTTATGTAACCTATAACTACCGTGAGGGACATTGGTCTATCGGTATGTTGGCTCGCACCGCCGGAACAGACCGAGGCGTCTTTGTCAACCCTATGATGGTTGGAACAGACGGGTATATCTACGACCACGAAGTCGGATTCACCTATGACTCAGTATCCCCATACGCGCAGTCCGGCCCGATTGAACTAGGTAACGGCGACAACATCATGGCAGTGAGATCTGTCATCCCCGACGAGCAGACTCTGGGCGAGGTTGCCATCTCTTTCACGGCTAGGCTGTATCCGACATCGGCAGAGACAAACCACGGCCCGTTCAGTTCCAAGCAGCCAACCGACGCCAGGTTCTCTGGTCGAAGCGTCAAGATGAAGGTGACCGGTAACGTGCTGGATGATTGGCGGGTCGGCGTGATGCGGCTGGAGGCTACGTCGGCAGGGAAACGGTAATGGAGGATTTCTGGAGGCTGGCACAACACATCGAAGCGGCTTTAGAATACTCGGAAGGAACCCACACTCTTGAAGATGTTGCGCAGGGTGTGGAAAAAGGAAGATTCCAGTTTTGGCCTGGGGTCAATAGCGCAGTCATCACTGAGATCATTGTCTATCCGCGACTCAAGAATCTGCACTATTTTCTTGCTGGCGGCGACCTCGATGAACTCAAGCTGATGCGACCACACATCGAGTCTTGGGGAAAGCAGAATGGTTGCACGCGAGTTACCTTGGCTGGCCGTAAGGGTTGGGCAAGGACATTTTTAGCAGATGAGGGATATGCCCCGAAGTGGCATATCTTGTCTAAGGAGTTGATATGAGCCTTGGTGGTAGAGATGAAGTATCTCCCGCAGTGATTGTGTACGGTCCTGATGGGACGGCGTACGGCAGTCCTGCGCAAGCTAGAGCCGCTGGCGTAAGTAATCCAACTATGTCGCCTCCTGCTGGCTTTCCAATTTTCTATCCTGGGCGGCAACCTTACACGCCTGCGCCAATGCCTTCTATCCCAACGCAATCATATGGTGGGCGTAACCGTTACGCTGAGATCATGTCTCAATTTAGACAGTCTCAGCCGTTTTCGTTCTTTGGTATGCCATCTGGTGGATTTAACCCTTATGCACCCGATTACACCGGAGGGTTCACGCCTTACGAGCGCCTGGTTACTCCGCAGCCTATTGTGAATCCAGTTGAGCCTACAGTGCCAATGGTTGGCGGTGGTGGTGGCGGCGGTAGAAGTGACGCTGATAGAGAAGGCCCAAGCGCATTTTCTCAGATGACGCCAGCGGAGCGTGCTGCTTACTACGCAGAGCGACCAATTGAAGGAAGTCTTGCGTTGGGTGCGCAGGATTTATTTGGTAACACCACACTCATGGGGCAGATTTCGAAAAATGCCAACCCTGATGCCTTTTACGACAGCAGGCTGGAGAAACTTGGCCTTGACCCAGAGTCATTTGCTTATGGTCCACCAGACCCAAATTTCAGCAGCCAAGCAGCCGCAGCAGCGCGCAATGAGGCTTTGCAAGCTGCCATAACAGCAGCCAATGCAGACACTGGTCTTGTTGCTAACCCTATGAGCGTTGACCCATCACAGAGGGTAGTTTCTACTCCAGTTGTCACTGCGCCAATCGTTGAGGTTCCAGCTATCACTGAAGGCTTATTGAGTACGCCAATCGTTGAGGCTCCAGTTGTGGCTCCAGTGCCAGTTGTCACTGCGCCACCCGTTGTGGCTCCAGCACCAGCCCCTGCACCAGTAGCACCAGCAACGATAACTGCCACAGAAACCTATAGAGGTGATGAGCCTAACCCTGCTGGTTACGTAGGCACAAGAATAAGTAGAGATACCATTAGATATACGCGGCCAGTGACCGTTAATGTTGCGGATTTTACCGACAGCGAAGGAAATTTCGACTTTAGCGCACTCCAAAGAGCAGGGCTTTCCATATCAGGCATTGGCGGTGGGCAGGGCAGTTCTGGCGGTGGATACACTGTTGGCGGGTACGCACCTGGTTCGCAAGCAGCAGCAGCAGCGGCATCTGGACAGTCTGGATACGGTCCTGGTACGCCAGGATTCAATAGTGGTGGCGCTGGCTTTGCCAAAGGCGGTCACGTCTCCATGCAGCGTTTGCAAGGCCCGAATCCCGCTGGTCCTGATGACGGCTATGCCGCGCTCAAGGATGGCGAGTACGTCATCAACGACAAGGCGGTCAAGAAGTACGGTATCGAGTTGATGGAGGCCATTAACTCGGGCAAGATTTCAAAGGGCAAGCTACGCGGCTTGCTCGAAATGTAAGGAGAAACGATATGTCTAAAGGCGGCGCATCCGGAAGCACTACTGCAACCACATCCATTGACCCTGATCTGAAGGCGGCTTATCTAGCCAACATCGGCCAGGCTCAGAGCGTAGCCGGTGCGTTGCCGGTACGGCAATTTGCTGGGTTTAATCCGCTGTACACAGCGGGTGAGCAGCTAGTCACAAACGAGGCACTTACCCCGTTTACTGGCGAGTCAATCCAGCAGTTCATGAACCCCTACGAGAACGAGGTGGTCCAGCGTGCATTGGCTGATGTCGGTGGGGCACTGGACACTCGGCGCTTGCAAGACCGTCAGGCGGCTACAGCAGCACGCGCTTTCGGTGGATCTCGCCAGGGCGTTGTAGAGTCACTCACAAACGCTGCTGCCATGAAGCAGGCGGCTGACACCGCTGCGCAGTTGCGTGCTGCTGGCTACGGCCAGGCGGCTGGTCTGGCTCAGTACGCCAAGGGTGCAAACATCTCTGGCGGCCAGGCAGTGATGGGCCTGGGCGGTGCGCGTCAGCAGTTGGAGCAGGCTCAGTTGGATGCCTTGCGCAACATCGGCCTGGAAAAGTTTGGTGTTGCCTCCGGCGCACTAAGCGGTCAATTGCCTAATTTGGGAATGACAACAACGCAGCCGTACTACCGGAATCAGACCGCTGGCGCTCTGGGTGGTGCTGCTGCCGGTTACCAGTTCGGTGGGCCAATTGGTGCTGGCATAGGCGGCCTGCTCGGATACTTTGGATAAGGGGAACAGAATGGCAACACTGTATGGCGCTTATCAACGAAGACTCGCAGATTTGGGCTATGACTATTCACCTACTGGAATCACCAGCCTAAAAAACGCATTGTTTTCTGGTCGTGCTTATCCACCCAATATGTATGAGGACCCTCAGAGAATTTATGGGGAGCCATCGGATAAGGGGAACAGAATGACAACACTGTACGGTGGTTATCAACGAAGACTCGCAGATTTGGGTTATGACTATTCGCCCACTGGAATCACCAGCCTAAAAAACGCATTGTTTTCTGGTCGGGCTTATCCATCCAATATGTATGAGGACCCTCAGAGAATTTATGGAGAACCAGCATATAGGAATATTGCACCGGTTGCTGCACCCGACATCCAGTATGGAGACTTACTCTCTGCACCATCAGGATCGCAGTACATCAATCAGACGCTGTCTGACCAGTATTTGCGTTCAGCGACTGGCAATGCACCGTTAGAGCCAATGCAAGAAGCGCCATTGCAGACATTTGACGAGGCTTATGGCGCCCAGCAACCACGCCGCACACTCGGCCTGCTGGGTGATATGTTTGGCGGTGCATCGGCGCTTGACGAGTACATGACGGACGAGCAGAGAGCGCAGATGCAGAACCAGGGCGTCATGGCAGCGGCCATGCAACTGCTTGCGTCATCTGGTCCAAGCCGGACACCTGTGGGACTCGGCCAGGCGCTTGGCGAGGCTTATGGTGCTGGTCAGAAGGGCTACACGGCAGCGCAGCAGAATCTGCTCACAAGCATGACGATGAAGCAGAAGATGGATGAGGCGAAGCGTCTAAAAGACATCCAAGCACGCATCAGTGGTGCATTGATTGGAGAAGGCGCTCCGGCTATGCCTGGTGCAGCCATCTCTCCAGAGCAGGCTATCAATGCACCAGGGTTACCCGCTGGCCCTACAGTGGCACGCGCTGCCATGATTGGTACAGAGGCTCCTGCTTCTGCGCCTATGAGCCAAGCAGATTTGCTCTACAACAGATACATGAACGCATCCAATATTGCGGCTCGATATGGCGACACTGCAAAGGCCACGGCCTATGCTACTTTGGCAGATAAGGCTAGACCAACACAGGAAACGCAGGGTGAGCCGTACAGGGCAGAGGATGGCAAATATTACATACGCCTAAAGTCTGGTGAACCTATCCCATACAAAGGTCCTGCCCCAGCGGCAAAGCCAGAAGGTAAGCCACAGCAGCAACTGGTTGATGGTAAGGTGCAAATGGTTCAGTATTTTGATGATGCGACATTTAAGGTTGTGCCAAGTCTTGGTGAAGTAGCCAAGCCAGAGGGCCAGCCAAGAATGGAAATGCGTGGTGGACTGCCTAAGATGGTTCAGTACTTCAACGATGGGACAAGCAAAATACTTGAGAACGTATCGCAATTCAACGCACCATCTACAGCAGTCACTGATCTTGAGTTTTTAACTGGTAAATCATTAGCCGGAACTGGAGCGACTGGTGTTGCACAAGTCCAAGATTACAAAAAATCAGGTGCTGTTAGCGTATCACTAAGCACTGGTAAAGAAGGATTCAAGAACGAGTTTGACTTGAGCAAGGAATTCAAGAACGAACCGGTTTACAAAGATTATCAGGGCATGAAGGGTGCGCTATCTGCTGTTCAAGAATCACTCAAGAAAGAAAACCCTATTGGCGACGTTGCAGCCGCGACAAAGATTATGAAACTGCTAGATCCGGGATCAGTGGTGCGTGAATCTGAGTTGGGTATCGCTATGGCTGCCAGCGGTAAGCTGGACAGGATTTCAAACTATGTTGATATGTGGAAGAAGGGCACTCTACTTACGCCTACTCAACGTGCTGAATTTGGTGCGCTTGCGAATGAGTTGTACAACGCATCTGCTAGGGCGTACAACGACAAGCGTGGAGAGTACGCTGCATTCGGTGCTAAGTACAAGATTGATGCCAACACGGCACTCGGAAACACTGCGCCAATAATTCCATATACGCCACCAGCGTCAGCGGGTGCTGCTGGACGACCACCATTGAGTGACATCATTAAGCCTAAAGGAGCGCGATAATGGCTGAAGAAAAATCAGGATGGGAAGAGTGGAAAGACCTAAACGCTCAGATCTTGGAGGCCAAGAAAGCAGGCTACAACGACGCGGAAATCGCTCAGTTCTTACAGACCGTACCTAATATCGGTCCGCAAGTAACGACTGCGATGGAGAGCAATTACGCTGCGCCTGAGATTATCAAATCAATCATGGAGCGTAGGTCTCCATCGTTTGAGCAGGGCGCTCAGAAGTCCACTACAGAAAAGGCGGTGCTGACTGCGCTGCAAGGCCCGACGCTAGGCTACTTTGACGAGTTGGCTGGGGCGATGGCTGCGCCTTTGCTTGCGTACCAGCAGAACATTCCGCTAGGCCAGGCGTACCAGCAGCAGCGTGACGTAGTGCGCGGTGCGACTGAGTCATTCATGAAAGAAAGACCATTCACATCTGCCGGTTTGCAAGGCGTCGCGTCAATCCCCTTGGCGATGTCCAACCTCACAAGCAGAGCAGTCGGTGCGGCAGCAGCCCCAATTGTGTCTGGAATTGAGGCAGTGGCTCCACGAGTAGCAGCCGGTATGCAAAGCGCAGGACGCTACTTGGCTGGCGCACCAGCCGCTGGTCAGACTATGGGTATGGGTCAGCGCATGGCGCAGGCCGGTACTGCTGGCGTTGGATATGGCCTCATTGGCGGCGCAGGATCTTCAACTGGTGAGGACATAAGCCAGATCACCCAGGACGCGCTCACAAGCGCAGCCATTGGCGGTGTACTCGGTCCTGTTACCCAGCCTGTGATGGGCGTATTGGGAGCCGTTGGACGGCAAGGAATGGCGCGGGTATCTGACACGGCAGCATCACGTTACGCACAGCAGAAGGTGGCAGAGGCACTGCTGCGCGACACGCCACCAGACCTACTGCAAAGCGCACTCACCATGTCGCAGGCGCGTATGGGTAAGCTCGGACCAGAGGCGCGTATTGCTGACGTTGGAGGCGCTAACGTGCGCGGCTTGCTGGATACTCTGGCGACCCTGCCTGGTGAGACTAAGCAGACGCTGGAGCGTGCCATCCGTGAGCGCCAAGCAGGACGCGCAGGGCGCATGATGACTGCCGCTGACGAGGCTTTGGGCACTCAAGGCGCTCAGTTCCAGCAGAGCCTTGACGCATTCAATAATATGCGCAGAACTGAGGCCAGACCTTTCTACCAGGCAATCGAAAACGCAAGCGTTACTGTTGATGACAATCTACTGAACCTGTTGCAAAAGTCTAGGGACTTGCAAGGCGGTGCTGAGACATTGTTCCGTCGGCAGACAGGCCAAGAAATCAACCTGGGCAACCTTAAAAAAGGCGATATCGTACCCATGACGGTGCTAGACTCTGTCAAGCAGTCTTTGTACGACGCGGCACAATCAGCAAAGCAATCAGGCAGCGGGAACCAGGCGCGTGCCATTGACGATATTCGCGTCAATCTGACCAGTTTCCTGGTTGACAAGTCGCCAAAGATAGGCGGTCAGTCAGCGTATCAGCAGGCTTTGGAGAAGTGGGCAGGCCCATCGCAGATGATGGATGCAGCCGAACTAGGCCGCAAGGCCATGACGGGAGACATTGTCAACTTTAGGCAGGAATTGACTGCCTTGTCCCCGTCAGAGATTGATGCGTTCCGCATCGGTGCGTTGCAGTCCTTGCGCCAAAAGACAGGCACAGAGGCTGGTCAAACGTCACTACTGAAGATGTGGAAGGAGCCAGCTACTCAGGAGCGTCTTAAGGCAGTGTTTGAGAACGACTACCGCAAGTTCGCGTCTGCTGTAGCCCAAGAGGCGCGACTGAAAGGTCTAGAGTCTGCTGGCCGTGGATCGCAAACAGCAGCACGCCTAGCTGGTATGTCTGACCTGGATATTGCTCCTGCTATGGCTGCCGGTCAGTCTGTCGCAAGCGGCAATGTCCCAGGCATGATTACATCAGCGGCTAACCTAGCAAGCAGCGTCAGAACGCCAGAGCCGGTGCGTAACCAGATGGGTCAGATTCTGCTATCGCGTGACCAGCAACGACTCAACGACCTTATGATGGAGTTGGAGCGTCAGGGCAGAGATCGGGCACGCGCTGCTGGATTAGGTGGATTTACTGGTGGCGCTATCGGTAGCAATGTGCAACCGTATGCTACTGGACTACTTGGGGATTGAGTAGAAAGCCGCCATCAGCGGATGCACCTTGATTTTCCGTCTGGCGGCACGCTCACGCGCTCGACGGAAGTCCTTATCCTCCTGGGACTCATTCGCTCGCGCTTTCTTGACGCGCTCATACCCCGAGTAGGCCGGTGGCTTGGGAGCGTCAACACCTATGCCCCAAGCGTAGACCCTGGCAATCGTCCCCTTAGTGCGCGACCAGCCTGCGACGTACACCTGGCCGCGCTCATGCATCCTCTTCATGTTGTACTCAACCGCACGCTCGGACAGGAAAACGGCAGCCGCTAACTCCTTGCGCGTCATAGGACGCTTTTTCAGAGCCTGCTCAATTTGTTTCAGTCTGGTGGGCTTCATGTTTATTACATCAATAAGTGTTAGATTCCACGCAACTTTGTGGAGTCACCATGCAACCTAAAGTTTCCCGTGAAGAGTTTATCAATGTCTGGAAGCGTTTTGGATCTTGTTCTAAAGTCGCTGAACACTTGAATGTTTCTGAGCGTTCTGTGAACAACCGACGGCGCAGGATTGAGAAAGACACTAACCAGCCCCTAATTGGTTTTGATATGAGGGCGCAAAAATACTCTCAGTTCCAGCCAATCCAGACCTCGCTGAACCGAGTGGATCTTGGCATCCTCGACCAGACCATAATCGTTTTCAGTGACGCGCACTTCTGGCCTGGCGAGTACACCACGGCGTACCGTGGGCTGCTGTGGGCTATCAAGGAACTGAAGCCGCACGCCGTCATCTCTAACGGCGATGCATTCGACGGGGCTACTATCAGCAGGCACGACCCTTTGGGCTGGTCCAAGACTCCGAGCGTAATAGAAGAGCTGAAGGCGGTGCAGGCCCACCTTGGCGAGATTGAGGAGACGGCCAAAGCAGCCAGGCACAACTGCAAGCTGCTGTTCACCTGGGGCAACCACGACAGCAGATTCGCCAACAAGCTGGCGTCCCAAGCTCCGCAGTACAAGGAAGTGCACGGTTTTAAGCTGCAGGACCATCTGCCAGCCTGGGAGTTTGCCTGGTCTGTCTGGCCTACACCGGACTGCATCATCAAGCACCGATATCGATCTGGCGTCCACGCCGCGCACAACAACACTGTCAACGCCGGTATATCTATTGTCACCGGCCATCTGCACTCGCTGAAGGTGACGCCATTTGCTGACTACAAGGGCAACAGGTATGGCGTAGATACTGGAACGCTTGCCGAACCCTATGGCCCACAGTTTGATTATGGCGAAGGGAATCCTCTGAACCACCGGTCCGGATTTGCGGTCCTGACATTCAAAAATGGTAGGATTTTGTGGCCTGAGTTGGTTCATAAGTGGGCAGACGACCAGGTAGAGTTTCGAGGACAGATCATCAACGTATAAGGAGTTTTCCATGTATTCATTCACGGTAATCATTAACAATTCCACCGAGGTGGAAATCGACAGCGATCACGAATCATTGGTTGACTGCTTTCAAGATGGCGAAGAGTACGAGTACGACGACGAGGCAGATTGCTACTGCTGGTTCGACGCTGAGTACGATGCTTGGTACTGGCTCAACGAAGAGACCGGCGAGTGGCTGCTGGTCGAAGACGACGAAGCAGACTGGGGCGACGACGAAGAAGAGTACGACGACGAAGAGGAAGAAGAAGCCGAGGCTGCTTAATCCGGAATCAGCGCCAAGGCATCGTTCACAGATGCCTGTATCTCAGACACGGTCTGCTCAAAAGGTAGGCCGTGTTTTCTATTTGAGCGCAGCACATGATTGATCTCATACAGGGTCTGCCAAGCGCGTTCCGAGTGGATTGCTTTGATCGCCTCCTGTTCGTCTTGGAATGTTGCTGTTATCTGCATTTTTCACCTCTTTGATTTTCACTCTCTCCATCGTAGAGAACCGGTGGCCGTTAGCGCACTCATACCGGCGATAGACTTCATTGTCGTATTTGTGCCTGGTCTCCAGCACTCGGGTCCAGGCGTTGCATTCTGGGCAGATCATTTAGTCTCGCCAGACGCAATTTCGTCTAGGGATATGTCCACCTCGGCCTGCGCCGCCATTCCATCCTCATACCCTCGGGCATAAGAGTTCTGCTCCATAGCAATAAGCTGGTTGATTAGTCTCTGCTGTATCTCGCATATGCGGGTCAGACTGTCCAATGCTAAGTCACGCTTGCTCATGTGTTTCCTTTCGGTGCGGAATAAAGCGCCATGCCAACCGGCAAAATCGTTGCGCGATTTATGGGGTCGTATGTAAATCGCCCACCATACACTCCAGACACACGCGCCACAGGCTCCTGCGCTGGCTGTGGTGCAAGTGATGCATTGCAGATTTCGCACTGCTCCCCGCGCAACCAATCGTGCTGACACCGCCAGTTGTTTCTGCGCCATTCGTCTTCGTTCCACGGCTCCTGCAACTTGTCCGCAGCCGCCGCACGCTTTGAATTAAATCCGGTCATTACTTGCACTCCTGAGTAAATAAGGCGGCGATGCTGCCGCAGATAGGCTCATATGTGTAGTAGCCCCATGCCATGCAGGCGGCGGCTACGACGGCCATCAGGCCAATGAAGAAAAATATGCTCGCCATCAGGCCAAGGGCGATGCTTGCCCAGGACTCGATTTCATCGTCTGTATCCATGATGCGTACTCCTCAGAGTCAAAAATAAACAGCATGGCGCAAAGCGCCACAACGAGCAGGCTAATTCGCCTTGGCATAGTCCAGCTCAATCTGAGCGGCTTTCAGCTCCTTGCGCAGGATCTCCAGCTCCTGGTCTAGGCGCCGCTGCACAAAATCAGCGCCACGCGCCCAGCCTGCGAGTGCTGCATCGGTGCAAGCAGTGTGCAGCATGGTCGCTAGTTCTTCACGCGAGATCAAACCGATATTCCCAACGGCAGGAAGGTGCGCGAACACGGTCTTCGCTATCTCAACTTGTAGAGGGTTCATCATGCGAACCACCACTGAGTTAAGACATAGGAAAGTGCGGCGAGGATCGCAATAGATAGCGTTGCGTCAAGGATAAGTTTTTTCATGCTGCTGCTCCAAGTTGGTGGGTGTATTCAAGGTAGTGGTTCTGCGCCATCACCTGGTCGCGCTCATTGTCCAACTCACGGCGGCGAACCACAAGACGCTGGACGTAGGACCGGTGGGGTACGGGTGACCCGTAACTCATAGGCTCATGGTAGAAGTTACGCTGGTGCAGTTCCGAATTGCGCCAAAAAGCATCAGGGTTCTCGCGCTGCAAGGAAGCGGCGACCTTGTCGATCTGAGCGCCTCCGAAGCAAGCAGCAGCCTTTAGCTGGCTGCGCTGGTAGTTGGTGAGTTTCATATTTACTCCGGTTGTTGATGACGAAGTAATCATCTCATACATGACGACAACAGAAGTTGCGAAATGGAGGGAAAACACCTACACATTTCCCTGTAGAATCAGTCATCTAGGAGTTGACAATACCATCATGGAATCCACTACACAACAAGCAATCCGAGCCATCCGCGAGAAAGCGGAACGCTCCGGATTTACTTTGTCTGATGTCGCATACGCGGCAGGCATTGACAAGGCCCAGGTGAGCCGCTGGAGCACCGGCAAGGTAGTGCCCCTCTACAGCGCCGTCATCAAGCTGCAAGAGGCTTGCGATGCCCTGGTGGAAGCTAGGCTGGCGCAGCTACAGAAAGAGAGCCAAGCATGAGCTACGTTATCGGCATCGACCCAGGCATCAGCGGAGCAATTGCTGTGTTTGATTGGTACACCAAAAAACTGGTTGAAATCATTGATATGCCCACGCTGGAAGTGGAATCAGGCAAGACAAAAAAACGCCACATCAGCGCGGTGAGTCTCGCTAACTATTTGGTGGGATTTACTGACACGCACATCGTCATTGAGAAGGTTGGCGCTATGCCAGGGCAGGGCGTTACGAGTATGTTTAACTTTGGGCGCAGTGCAGGCATCATAGAGGGCGTTGTGGCCGCTTTGGAGATGCCACATACCTATGTCACCCCTGCCACCTGGACGAAGGCTGTGGGCCGCGCAGCGGGTAAAGATGCGTCTCGCATGAGGGCTATGGAACTGTTCCCAAGCAAAGCCGATCTGTTCAAGCGTGCAAAGGACGATGGCCGCGCAGATGCTGCCCTGATCGCGTACTGGTACATAACGAAAAATGCTTGACCAACTGCGCACCATGCGCGAGCACATTATCTGGTTGGGAACCCAGCTAGAGCGTGAGCGCGACTCCTCACGCGAAAAGACTGTGCTGCTCAAGCGCCTGCTGGACCCCGATGACCTGGGGCACGCGGTCACTAACGAGGTACGCAAACAAGCCTACGCAATCATTTCAAACGACCACGAAAGAGAGAGAGAAAAATGGAACGTATCAAACTAAGGCCAAGCGCCGCCGCACGCTGGATGGCGTGCCCTGCCAGTGTCCACCTGTCAGTCGGCATCCCTGAGTCGCCGAGTGGCGATGCAGCGCAAACCGGGACAGCTATTCACGCTTTGGCCGAGTTGTGCTGGCAGACAGAGGATGACCCAAAGAACTACATAAACAAGATGGTCGAGCAGATTGTCATCACCGAGCAGAACGCCGAGTTCGCGCAGTTGCACCTGGACACCATCAAGCGCCTGGAGAATGAGCTAGGGCGGGTTCTGGTGGAGCAACACTGTACGGTGCTGAACACCATGCAAGTGTCACTATCTGGGACGTGCGACGTTGTCGGCTACAGCGTCAAGGACAGCATCATCGAGATCGTGGACCTCAAGACGGGCCGCAACTATGTTGACGCTGACTCGCCTCAGTTGAAGATTTACGCGCTGGCGATGATGCGTGAGCTGGGGGACTTCAACACGGTTCGCCTAACAATTGTTCAGCCCCAGGTCGGCGCGAACCGTACTCATCAGATGACGCTGGCCGAACTGAACGAGTGGCGCGATAACGAACTCATGAAGGCGGTCAACGAGATCGTTACGATGAACGCCTACCCTACCCCGTCACGCGATGCCTGCAAGTATTGCCCAGCTAAGTTAGTATGTCCAGCCCTGCGCGAGAAGGCTTACGAGTTACCACTAGCGCCTACCAAGGAACTCAGCGAGAGCGAGATTGCTACCTGGCTGGAGCAGGGTGAGCTGGTGGAGGCTTTCTACGAGGAGTTGAAAAAGGTGGCGACCAAGCGCCTTGAGGACGGCGCTGCAGTGCCAGGCTGGAACCTGGTCCCGAAACGCGCTATCCGCAAGTGGAAGGCAGACATCGACATCAGCGACTTGCCAATTGAAACCGCCAAGCTGTACAAGAGCGAGCCAATCACGGTAGCGCAAGCTGAGAAATTACTGAGCAAAGATGACCGGCATCTGCTCGACGATTTGACAGAGAAGGTCTCAAGTGGACTGACTCTGGCAAAGATGTTGGAATCCTCCGACATCTGACATTGGGCGCAAGCCCGTAACTTTAGGAAACTGAAATGCTAAATCTTTCAAACAACAACGGATCTGGAAACAGCTACATCCGCTTTGCTCCCCAGGCCAACGCCTGGACGAACCGCGATGGTGAGGAAATCCAACTCAAGAAGGTGGTCATGGACCTGGACTCGGTGCAGACCGGCTGGCTGATGATTGGTGCTGGTGTACGCGATTGGCAGCCTGATGAGGTGCTTGGAGCCAAAAGCCAATCACCTGGTGAGGGCTACAAGCGCGGGTTTGTTGTGACCCTGTACTCAAAGGAACTTGGCCTGGTCGATTGGTCGGCGAACGCTTACGGGCCATGTAAAGGATTCGAAAAAATCTACAACGAGGCCGACAAGGCTGCAGGCGACAACGGCGGCAAGCTGCCGGTCATCGAGTACGTTAACTCGACGCCTGAGAAGGTTGGCAAGGGCAACACGCGAGTTCCGAACTTTAAATTGGTGAGTTGGGTTGCGCGTCCTGCTGGCATGAACGCGGATGGTGATGACTTTGTTGAGCCGGAGCCAGCATTCCCAGCTTTTAGTGTTCCTGTTCGTAAAGCAGCCAAGCCTGCGCCTGCGCCTGTGATGGATGACGAAGAGTTTTTCTAACCAGTAGTCTGGTGGCCGGTGGGTTGATCTCCACCGGCTTTTTTTCCTCTAAAAATTGAGAACGAGAAAATGGACACTGAAACAATAGCCAAAGCCCTAGGCAACGCCAAGCAAGTGAACGGGAACTGGCTCGCTAGTTGCCCTGTAGCTGGCCACGGCAGAGGCAACGGGGACAAAAACCCGTCCCTGTCCATCAAGGAAGACAATGGGAAACTCTTATTCCATTGTCATGGTGGCTGCGACCAGCACTCGGTGTTTGACGCTGTTAGGGAACGCAACTTATTGCCAGCACTCCAGCGCCAGGAGTACAGTCTCGCGCTTATCAAAGGTGAATTGATGACAATGCCAACGCTGGAGCAGGAGTGGGAATACAAGGACGAGGTAGGAGATACCCTATTTGTAAAGCGCCGCTTCAAAGTAAATTCTGAAAAAGGTAAGACGTACAGCCTTCACAAGGTGGATGCTGCGGGACGGCGCCAAGGCAGCATGACAGGGGCGCGGATAGTGCCCTACCGACTGCCGGAACTCATCAACGCCAGGGAAGCCGGACGCGCCATCTACTTGGTGGAAGGTGAGAAGGCAGCGGATGCCCTGGTCAGCATAGGTGCGATCGCCACAACGTCCCACGCTGGTGCTGGGCACTGGCCGGAGGACATCACCCAATACTTTGCTGGCGCGGTGGTGATAGTGGTTCCGGACTGCGACGCGCCAGGCTGGAAGTACGCAAAGCGCGTAGTGCAGGCGTTGCTGCCGGTCGCCAAGGCGATCCGCGTGCTCGACTTCAACTTACCGGATCTGGGTGACGATGCCTACGAGTGGGTGGCGGATGGCGGGGATAGGGCCAAGCTGGCAGAACTCGCCAAGGCGCTGCCGGTGATCACCAGTGTGGGTCAGGTAGTGACGCCTGAGTGGATTGTCCCACGAGAAACGATTGAGGAAGTGCAGGCGCTACCCGAGGAAGAGCCGCCCACCCTAGTACCGCGGCAACTGCTCAACATCGAGGCTTGGGACGACATCGAGGACGAGCCGGTTGAGTGGCTAATTAAGGATTTGCTACCAAGGCGCTCTTTAGTGGCACTCTACGGTCCACCTGGCAGTTTTAAGTCATTTGTGGCGCTCTCGATTGCCGAAGCAATTGCTACTGGCAACCAGTGGATGGGACGCGAGGTGGAAACGCCAGGTGCAGTCCTCTACATCTGCGGAGAGGGATTTGGCGGTGTAGGCGCACGCATCAAGGCGTGCAAGATTTACAACAAGACGCCAGCGGGAACCGAAATCTACGTCATCAGGGCCGCGCTGAACCTGAGATCGAGCGCGGATGACTTTGATCTGCTAATGGCATCCATAAAGGATTTGATGGAGAAGACCGGCGTCCAGTTTGAGTTAGTCCAAATTGACACGTTAGCCAGAGCGTTTGGCGCAGGCAACGAGAACAACTCGGAAGATATGGCGGCATTTATCCACAACACGGGAAGGATTCAGCGGATGTTGGGCTGCTCCCTGATGGTTGTTCATCATTCAGGAAAAAACATTTTGGCTGGTCTGCGAGGACACTCAAGCCTATTAGGTGCGGTGGACACCCAGCTGGAACTGATGAAGGTTGACGCAACTCCCAACCTGGCAAGCCAGGTGGCTGGCAGCGGAATCCTTACAGTGTCAAAACAGAAGGACGGCGAGACCGGAGTCAAGATAGGCTTTGAGATGGTCAAGGTGGAGATCAAGGCCAGCGCACTAGGCATCAGCGACGCACAGATTAGCCTGGCCGTGAGAGCGAGTGACGAGGCGATGCAGCAGCAGGCGCAGGCTGATTCAGTGAAACGCCAGGACAAACCACGCACGCTGTACGGCAACCAGTTGGCAGCATTCGAGTCAATTCAGACGGCGCTGGAGAAGAACGGTCATATGACAAACGTAGGTGAGGAGCGCCATAAGACGGTGATGTTGGCCGAGTGGAGAGAGGAATTTGTTAAGCGCAAGGCAGATAGTAAGAGCATTTACACCGACTGGGACCGCGGTAAGAGGGCCATGTTTGACAAGGGATTGGTGGGCTACCACAAGACATCGGTAGGGGAATACTGCTGGATCATGCCGCGAGAAATAAAGAAGGACAAGCCGTATGTTTCACCGTTTTAAGGATGCGTCTACGCAATTGCGTAGATTTCGTATAGGCAATTGCGTATGTACTTTTGTTGTAAAAGTATACGCAAGATGCTTAAATCTACGCAACTGCGTATATACGCAAGTGTGTAGAAATAGGTAGAAATCTACGCAACTAGCAACACCTTGCTTAATGCAAGGTGTAGTTGCGTAGATGCTATCTGCTAGGTTTAGTGTTGCGTAGATTAGGAGTTAAGGATGGCTACGAAGAAATTATTGGAGACTGACGTTTATCCGAGCGACCGTTTCAAAGTCTTTGAGCATTCGCTCATGGTTGAAATGGAGATGGCGAAGATGGAGCATGAGAAGGTTTACGGGATAGACCGAGTGATCGACCTGGTGGATGCCGAGTTCCGCAGGAAGGTCATCGTGCAGCGGGAGCGCATCTGGGAGGCCAGCCAGGCGCGGGACGAGGAACGGTTGGAGAAGGCCATCAAGGGAATGATCGCGGCATACAAGGCGCTCACCAGGTGGGCGACTGAGGCAGGCATAGAGCAGATGCCTAAAATCGACTGCATGGAACACCGAATGGCCGACGGGAGCTTGATGGTCATTGTCAGGGACAAACAGATGGCGACCTGGTACGAGCAGTTTCGCAAGCAGCGAGGCTCAAGATCGGTCTGGACGCTCGAAGAGCTTGAGGTGGTGATGAACGGGCCAACGCTGAAACAGGTAAGGGAGATCAAGGCGGCGATACCTGGAACGAGAATGATTCCTATTCAGCCTCAAGGCTCCAGCGGGTTCGAGGACATGGAGAACGACATCGACATTAGCAAGCCGTTCAAGGGCGGGAAGATGTTTGATACGAAGGCAGCAGAAAGGGACAAGAATGAGCGCAGGAAGTGATTTATGGGATGAGGTGGTGCGTAGGGTGCTTGCGGTAACGAAAAACGCTTGGAGGGCTTTGTAATGCCAGGGCAGTTAAAACAAAGGATGGATATGGACACACAATTACACAATCCAGCAGATAAGGTGGAGCGCTGGGCGATTGGCAAACTAGTCCCCTATGCGCGTAACGCAAGGACACACTCGGATGAGCAGATAAGTCAAATTGCTGCAAGCATTAAAGAATGGGGTTGGACAACACCAGTTTTGGTAGATGAGCAAGGTAGCATCATTGCCGGTCACGGGCGTACATTGGCCGCACAGCGTTTGCAAATGACCGAGGTGCCAGTGATGGTGGCTAGAGGTTGGTCAGATGCTAAAAAACGTGCTTACGTCTTGGCTGACAATAAGCTGGCTATGAATGCAGGGTGGGACAACGAAATGCTTGCGCTTGAGTTGGGTGAAATTGGCGAGCTGGGCTTTGACCTTGATCTGACGGGATTTAGTGCTGAAGAGATAGCAGCCTTAACGCCAGAGGAAATACCGCCAGGTTTGACTGACGAAGACGCCGTACCTGAAGTGCAAGAGAAGCCGATTACTGTGCTTGGTGACGTTTGGGTATTGGGAAAGCATCGGCTAATGTGTGGCGACTCAACCAACATTGATGCGGTTGAGGCGCTAATGGATGGCGGTCTAGCCGATCAATTAATAACAGATCCTCCTTACAACGTTGCCTATGTTGGCAAGACAAAAGACGCAATGAAGATTCAGAACGACAGCATGGACGATGAGAGCTTTCGGCAATTTTTGCGAGATGCTTTTGTAGCTGCTGACGCTGTCATGAAATCGGGTGCTGTGTTTTACATTTGGCACGCAGATTTGGAGGGGTATAACTTTCGTGGTGCTTGCAAAGACTCTGGTTGGACGGTTCGCCAATGCTTGATTTGGAAGAAGCAAACTTTAGTTATGGGGCGGCAGGATTACCATTGGAGGCATGAGCCTTGCCTATATGGGTGGAAAGAAGGCGCAGGACACCTTTGGGCGACCGACCGCAAGCAGACTACTATTTTAGAGTTTGACCGCCCGTCGCGCAGCACGTTGCACCCGACTATGAAGCCGGTTGACTTAATTGAGTATCAGGTTTTAAACAACACCAAGGGCCAAGATGTCGTTCTTGATTTGTTTGGTGGCGGCGGTTCCACCCTGATCGCCTGCGAAAAGACGGGACGCCATGCCCGATTGATGGAGCTTGACCCGAAGTATGTGGATGTAATCGTTCGCCGATGGCAGGAATTTACCGGCAAGCAGGCAATACACGCAGAAACTGGACAACCTTTTGCAGAGGTTACAAATGGTAAAAATTGAAAAACCTATCCTAGAAAAGCAGGATGGTAGAAAATCAAACGGCGGCGCACGACCTGGCGCTGGCCGATTAGCCTTTAAACCAACAGATGCAGAGCGCAAACAGGTGGAGGCGCTCTCAGGCTACGGCCTGCCAATCGACCAGATCGCAGTCCTAGTGCGCAATGGCATCCACGTTGACACGCTTCGCTCTCACTTTGGAACCGAATTGGTGTCTGGCAAGGCCAAGGCTAATGGCCAGGTCGGTAAGACCCTGTTTCAGAAGGTCATGGCAGGTGATACGACTGCGGCCATCTGGTGGAGTAAGACGCAGATGAACTGGGCAGAAACCCAAAAGCATCAAGTAAACATATCAGTTGGCGATATGCGCATGGAGGCATTGCGCCACGTCGAGGTGGTCGAACAGTTATCCACAGATGCAACGCCTAAGTTGTCCACAGAACCAGTGCAACTGCCCAACGATTAGGCAGAAACACGCATAAACAGCACTTCTAGGTTCACATAATGGACACTGTATCTATTGCGTTATTTGTATATTGTCAGCGTTATCGGGACAATGTCCAATGGAATCAACGGGTTACGCGCACCATGCCGCATCACCATAGGCAGAGCAGCCCGTGCTGAGTTGTCCACAGGCTGCAGCCCGTCGCCAGGTGGCCGCCGTTTGATTTTCTACCATCCTGCTTTTCTAGGATAGGTTTTTCAATTTTTACCATTTGTAACCTCTGCAAAAGTCTCTCCGGTTTCTGCGTGTATTGCTACTTTACCTGTGAAATCCTGCCAACGCTTAATGATGACATCGCAATACTTTGGGTCAAGCTCCATGATGAAAGCATTACGACCAGTTTGCTCTGCCCCTATTAATGTAGACCCACTTCCTCCAAACAAGTCTAAAACGTTAAGCAACTTAATATGGTTCCCAAAAGCACGAACCGACAAGGCAACAGGTTTTTGCGTTGGGTGAACATAATTAGTATCTTTTTTAATAGACCATAAATCACTTTCGTTCTTTACAACCTCATCAACTAAACCATTAAACAAACAAAACTCATGCTGATGTCGGTATCCGCGTCCTAAACCAAATACATTTTTGGCCCAAACAATGCAAGCCTTGTAATCCAGCCTACCCTGCAACGCAGCATAAAACTTCCAATTACACCAAACGTAATATGCCTTGGGTTGCACTGTCGCTATTGTGTTGCACACTTCACCAATAAAGGTGTCAAACTCCTGATCGCCCAAATCATCATTTTTAATAACTTCGTGCTTACCAGAGCGTCCGTTAAATGCCACGTTATAAGGAGGATCAGTAAATACTAAATCCACTTTAACGCCTGCCATTAATTTATCTACAGTATCAATGCTGGTTGAGTCACCACACATTAGCCGATGCTTTCCTAATATCCAAATATCGCCAAGCACAGTAACCGGATTTACTGGCACTTCAGGTACGGCATCTTCGTCAGTCAAACCTGGCGGTATTTCCTCTGGCGTTAAGGCTGCTATCTCTTCAGCACTAAATCCAGTCAGATCAAGGTCAAAGCCCAGCTCACCAATCTCGCCCAACTCAAGCGCAAGCATTTCGTTGTCCCACCCTGCATTCATAGCCAGCTTATTGTCAGCCAAGACGTAAGCGCGTTTCTTGGCATCTGACCAACCTCTAGCTACCATCACTGGCACCTCGGTCATTTGCAAGCGCTGTGCGGCTAACGTGCGCCCGTGACCGGCAATGATGCTACCTTGCTCATCTACCAAAACTGGTGTTGTCCAACCCCATTCTTTGATACTTGCAGCAATTTGACTTATCTGCTCGTCCGAGTGTGTCCTTGCGTTACGAGCATAGGGGACTAGTTTGTCAATCGCCCAACGCTCCACCTTATCTGCTGGATTGTGTAATTGTGTACCCATCTCCATCCTTTGTTTTGACTGCCCTGGCATTACAAAGCCCTCCAAGCGCGTTTAGCTGGTGCAAGCACCCTGCATACCACCTCATGCCGTAAATCACTTCCTGCGCTCATTCTTGTCCCTTTCTGCTGCCTTCGTATCAAACATCTTCCCGCCCTTGAACGGCTTGCTGATGTCGATGTCGTTCTCCATGTCCTCGAACCCGCTGGATCCTTGAGGCTGAATAGGAATCATTCTCGTTCCAGGTATCGCCGCCTTGATCTCCCTTACCTGTTTCAGCGTTGGCCCGTTCATCACCACCTCAAGCTCTTCGAGCGTCCAGACCGAGCGATTAGTTGACTCCTTACGAAACTGGTCGTACCAGGTCGCCATCTGTTTGTCCCTGACGATGACCATCAAGCTCCCATCACCCATCACATATTCCATGCAGTCGATTCTAGGCATCTGCTCTATGCCTGCCTCAGTCGCCCACCTGGTCAACGCCTTGTATGCCGCGATCATCCCCTTGATGGCCTTCTCCAACCGTTCCTCGTCCCGCGCCTGGCTGGCCTCCCAGATGCGCTCCCGCTGCGCGATGACCTTCCTGCGGAACTCTGCATCCACCAGGTCAATCACTCGGTCTATGCCCCAGACCTTCTCATGCTCCATCTTCGCCATCTCCATCTCAACCATAAGCGAATGCTCAAATACTTTGAAACGGTCGCTCGGATAAACGTCAGTCTCCAACAATTTCTTCGATGCCATCCTCAACTCCTCATCTACACAACACTAGACCTAGCAGATAGCATCTACGCAACTACACCTTGCATTAAGCAAGGTGTTGCTAGTTGCGTAGATTTCTACCTATTTCTACACACTTGCGTATATACGCAATTGCATAGATTTGAGCATCTTGCGTATACTTTTACAACATAAGTACATACGCAATTGCCTATACGAAATCTACGCAATTGCGTAGATGCATACTTAAAACGGGGAAACATACGGCTCGTCCTTCTTTATTTCTCGCGGCTTGATCCAGCAGTATTCAGCTACCGATGTCTTATGGTAGCCCACCAGCCCCTTGTCAAACATAGCCTTCTTGCCGCGATCCCAATCCGTGTAAATGCTCTTGCTGTCGCCCTTGCGCTTAACAAATGCCTCTCTCCACTCAGCCAACATCACCGTCTTATGGCGCTCCTCACCGACGTTTGTCATGTGCCCGTTCTCGTCCAGCGCCGTCTGGATTGACTCGAATGCAGCCAACTGGTTGCCGTACAGCTTGCGTGGCTTGTCTTGTCTTTGCACTGCATCAGCCTGCGCCTGCTGCTGCATTGCCTCGTCACTTGCCCTCACGGCCAGGCTAATCTGCGCGTCGCTGATGCCAAGTGCGCTGCCCTTAATCTCCACCTTCACCATCTCAAACCCTATCTTCAGCCCGTCCTGGCCGTCCTTCTGCTTACTGATGGTCAGGACTCCACTGCCTGCTATCGGGCTGGACGGGTTAGGTGTAGCGTCAACCTTCATCAGCTCTAGCTGGGTGTCCACGGCTCCCAATAGGCTGGAATGTCCCCGCAATCCCTTGGTGGCGTCTTTGCCCGAGTGATGTAGGACCATCATGGCGCAGCCCAACATACGCTGTATCCGTCCCGCGTTATGAATGAAAGCGCCCATGTCCTCTGAGTTGTTCTCGTTGCCACCGCCAAACGCCCTGGCTAACGTGTCGATCTGGACTAGCTCAAACTGGACGCCTGACTTCTCCATCAGGTCCTTGACCGAGGCCACCAGCAAGTCGAAGTCCTCGGCGCTCGATCTCATGTTGATAGCGGCCCTGATAACGTATATCTCAGCTCCCGCTTGCGTCTTGTTGTGCAACTTGCAGGCTTTGATGCGTGCGCCGATGCCGCCGAAGCCTTCCCCGCAGATGTACAGCACCGCGCCTGCCGCCTGCACCTCGCGCCCCATCCACGGCCTGCCCGTTGCCACCGCCTCGGCAATGTCCAAGGCAACGAATGACTTGTAGGACCCTGGTGGCCCGTACAGCGCAGCAAACGCCTTCTTCGGCAGGACGTTTTCAATCAGCCACTCGACCGGCTCGTCCTCGATGTCATCCCAAGCCTCGATGTTGAGTAACTGGCGTGGTACTAGGATGGGCGGCTCTTGATGTATATCAAAGTTATCGGGTTCTACTGTAACTTCGATAGAACTAGGCTGTATCCACTCGGGTGTCACTACCTGGTCCACGCTGGTAATGACGGGTAATGCCTTGGCGAGTTCTGCCAGCTTGGCCCTGTCCCCGCCGTCCGCGACCCACTCATAAGCATCGTCACCCAGGTCCGGTAGGTTGAAGTCCAGCACGCGAATCGCCTTGGCTACCGGCAGCAGCGCCTGCACTACGCGCTTTGCGTACTTCCAGCCTGGCGCATCGCAGTCCGGAACCACTATCACTACCGCACCAGCAAAGTATTGGGTGATGTCCTCCGGCCAGTGCCCAGCACCAGCGTGTGACGTAGTGGCAATCGCTCCGATGGATACCAAGGCATCCGCTGCCTTCTCACCCTCCACCAGGTAGATGGCGCGTCCGGCTTCCCTAGCGTTGATAAGTTCCGGCAGGCGGTACGGCACTATCCGCGCTCCTGTCATGCTGCCCTTGCGGTTCCCAGCGGCATCCACCTTGTGCAGCGAGTACGTCTTGCCCTTCTCGGTGTTCGTCTTAAACCGGCGCTTTACGAACAGCGTCTCACCTTGCTCGTCCTTGTACTCCCACTCCTGTTCCAGCGTTGGCATAGTCATCAATTCACCTTTGATAAGCGCGAGACTGTACTCCTGGC